CGATGGGATTTGTAATAAGTCAGTCATAATAGACTCCCTCTATTGGTTGCGATTAATATTAAAACTTTCAAACAGCTTGGTCTTTCCGACTTCTTAACTATTAGTATAATCATTTTTGCACAAATGTCAAATACTTTTTTTTGGTTGTTTTTGCGGTCGGACTCATTTAACGTCTTTTTTGCAACGAATTAGAGGGGAATCGAAATGAGTTGGGAAGCGATTTACTACGCTACGAAACAGACTGCGGGAAGCAGCACGGACAAACTTGTCTTGCTTATGCTGGCAAATCTGGCGGACGAAAAGGGATTCTGTTTTCCGTCATATCAATACCTTGCCCGTGTCGCTGAGATGAATGAGCGGACGGTGCAGCGGTCAATCAATCGGCTTTGCGGATCAGGTCTGCTAAAAAAACGGGCTAGGTATAATGGCGATGGCCAGACATCGAATGGGTATTATGTGGTGATGGACTCTGAGCCGACACCCCTGGACTCTAAGCCGCCCCCCCCTCGGCACAAAGCCGACACCCCCCTAGACACTGTGCCGACCTACACTAAAAATACTAACCTTAAAGATAAACATAAAAAGAAGGTTGAACAGTATCCAGAAGATTTTGATGTTTTTTGGAAGGCATATCCACGCCGACCAAACGACAATAAATGGAACGCCTTTTCTAAATGGAAATCCGCAACCAATGGCGTCATTGAAACTAGTGACTTGTTAAACGCGGCTTTGAAGTTTAAGGTGGCATCTACTAACACCGACCCAAAGTTCATACCAATGTGCGCGACATGGTTAAATCAGCGTAGATACCTTGATGAACTCGGTGAAGTGAAACGCAACCGCAACACCCTAGCAGGGTAAGAGGGAAATATGATTATTGAAAAACTGGCGGAGCATGGAATCCGCCTCAACAGGTATGGCTCTGGAACACAGAAAACAACCTGCCCCAAGTGTTCGCCAGAACGCAGGAACAAGCAAGACCAGTGCTTATCAATTAAAATTGATGAGGATGGCGGGGCTGTTTGGAAGTGCCACCACTGCGGATGGGCGGATAATATAGCTGGAAACGGGTTTGCTAACGATGCCTCACGGAAGGTGGAATACAAAAAACCTGACCCTATCACCACCCCAACCGAACACAATGACAAGAAAGACGGTGTTTTCCGTTGGTTTGAGGGGCGCGGGATTAGCCGAGAAACAGTTGATGTCTTCAAAATCGAGTATGCTCAAAAGAGCTTTGGCAAAAGCCCAGAGGGGTGCATTGCCTTTCCGTATTTTTTTGATGGCGAGGTGGTGAATTATAAATACCGCACCCACGACAAGAAATTTCGCCAAGAGGGCGCATCCCGTCGGACGCTGTTTAATTATGATGAAGCCATTTCCAGCCAGTATTTTAAGGACAAGCGGCGTTTGGTTTTTGTCGAGGGCGAGATGGATGTCATGGCCTGCTACGAGGCAGGCATTAAGAACGCGGTGAGTCTGCCAGATGGTGCGCCACAAGAAGCCAAGTTGAGGGACGGTGACAAAAGGTTTACAGCCCTTGAGGATTTACCAGACTTTGACGAGGTGGTGATTGCGGTTGATATGGATTCCGCTGGGCAGGCTTTAGCTAAAGAGCTTGAGCATAGATTTGGCAAACACAAATGCAGTCGGGTGAAGTGGCCTGCACTAAATGACGTCCAGTGCAAGGACGCCAATGAGTGCCTGATCGACCATGGCGCTGAGGTTTTGGCTGAGTGTCTTGAGGAGCGCACGCACAACCCCGTCGAGGGTTTGTATAGAGTTAGTGATTACACCGAACAGGTTAAGGATATTTATCACGGCAATGTCCAGCAGCCCATCTCTACGGGTTGGGATAACATGGATGAAATATACAAGGTGATGCCAGCGACCTTTCAGCTTGTGACGGGGATACCAAACCATGGCAAGTCAAACTTTCTTGACCAGCTTATTGTCCAGCTAAATAGGATGCACGGGTGGCGGTTCTGCATATTTTCCCCTGAGCATGGGGTGGCTTCCCACGTCAGGAGGTTGTCTGAAAAAGTTTTAGCCATGCCGTTTGACGATGGCCTAAGCCCAAGGATGGGTGAAAGTCAGCTTGATGCGGCCATAGAAAAGATGGACGATTCATTTTACTTTATTGAAAGTCAAGATGCCTTACCCCAGATTGACTGGATTCTTGACAGGGCAAGCGTTGCGATACGGCGCTTCGGGGTGCGGGGTATTGTTATTGACCCGTATAATATGATTGATTCAAGCCGCGAAGGTAACAAGCGTGAAGATGAGCATATCCGAGATTTGATTAGCCGATGCAAAAGTTTTTGCAGACAGCATGACATTGTGATGTGGATGGTTGCACACCCAAACAAGATGCGGAGGGAAGGTGGTGACACACAATACCAACCGCCTAGCCTTTACGATGTTAGCGGCTCCGCGCATTGGTATAATATGGCTGATGTAGGTCTGGTCGTTCACAGGGACTTTGAATCGGAAATCACTCGCGTCATTACACGCAAGATTCGTGAGCAAGGGCTATACGGGCAAATTGGTGAGGCGTTCTTCAAATATGACCTTCCGACCAAGACTTATTTACCAGCATGATTAGGGGTTGAATATAATATCAAAACTCTTATTATGGAGGCCAGTGCAACTCCTCCCTCGATTGCACTAGCTTTCATAGCTAGAAGGGGCGACTTGTTGCGGGTCGCCCCTTCGTTTTTGGGGCAAGAAAAAAACCCCTTCCAACTCGGCACATAAAAAAATTGTTTAGGGGTCATCTTTTTATTTGACATTTGTGCAAAGAGTTCCTAAGTTGACACTGTAAGCAACGCAACAAGGGAACTATTAAGATGTTTGATTTTGAAAAAAGCCAAAGGGTTTGGGTTAAAATGCCTCCCACAGGTGGGGTCGATAACTATTGCTGGGTTGAGGGTCGGGTTGTTAAGACTACCGCAAAGCGCGTTCTGGTTGAATACACAACGGGCAAAACACACACAACCTATCAAGCACCGCATAACGTCTGCCCATTTGAAATAGACCCATTAAGTTTAACGCGATAACCTGATAATCAATCACATAATGCACATGGGGGGCTTCGGCTCCCCTTTTTTTGTGGACATCCATTGCAACTGAACGCAACTTTGTGCTATCGGTTAGATATGGCTACAACAATCAATGACTCACAATGGCAGAAAATGAGAACCGATTTCATCGAGGGGTTTCTTGATGAGAGTGGTGAGCGTCTATTCCCAAGCTATAAAGACTTGGGTGATAAGTATGGGTGTCACAAGGCGACAGTCGGGCGTAAGGCTAGGGACGAGAACTGGCAGGACGAGAAGAATAAGACCCAAACTCTGATCGAGGAGAGGGTTAAGGAAGAGCGTGTCGAGAATATCGTTTCAGAGCGGGTGGACTTTGATGCCCGATGCACTGGAATGGCTCACGATGTCCTAGATAAGGTAGTCGATATGCTGGATGAAGCAGTGTCGCTCTCAGAGGCTGAGAGTGCAATGCGGACTTTAGCGGTGGCACAGAAGATTGGCAAATTGGCTGTTGGTGACGCAACAGAGATAAACAAGGTATCAGCAGATGTCTCAGCCCCAGAAAGTTACCGAGAGCTTCTCAGAGAGTTGGGAGAGCTTGGAAGACAAAAGGCATCACACGGCAGCCACACTATACAGTGATTGGCAGCTAGAAGCCCGATATAGCCAGCTTCCCCCAGAGGGTGATTGGAATATATGGCTAATCTTAGCAGGCCGTGGTTTCGGCAAGACACACACTGGCGCTAGGGATGCGGCTCTGTTTGCATTACAGAACCCACAAACCCAAGTCGCAGTTGTCGTTCCTACATTCGGTGATATTCGCAGGGTGGCCTTTGGCGGACCGAGCGGCATACTGAGTTTCTTACCCAAAGAACTTTTACTACAGGGACGGGGACAGGGGTATAACGCAACGGGTCAAGAAATCCGTCTTTGGAACGGGTCTAAAATAATGGGGTTCAGCGCCACTGAGCCAGACAGGTTGCGCGGTCCGCAGTTCCATCATGCGTGGTGTGATGAGATTGCCGCTTGGCGATACCCAGAAACCTTTGACCAGTTGATGTTTGGCCTACGCTTGGGCGAAGACCCGAAATGCACTATCACCACAACACCTAAGCCAACCAAGTTAGTGAAATCCCTGTTAGCCAGAAGTCGAACTTGTGTTACCCGTGGCACGACGTTTGAGAACAAGGCCAATCTAGCGGAGGCGGCTATTCAGCAGCTTGAGGAGCGCTATGGCGGGACAAGGCTAGGCCGACAAGAACTCTACGCAGAGGTGTTGGAGGATGTTGAGGGCGCCCTGTGGAACTATAAAATGATTGGGGATGAGCGAATGAAGATGGATGAAGTCCCAGACATGCAGCGTGTTGTTGTTGGGATTGACCCTGCCGTGACCCATAGCGCCAACTCCGATGAGACGGGTATTGTTGTCGCGGGTAGGGGGGTGGATGACAGGTTCTACGTTCTCTCGGACAGGAGTATCAAGGCCTCACCTGATGGCTGGATGCGTGAGGCGATAGATGCGTTCTATCTATATGATGCAGACAAGGTTATCGCAGAGGTCAACAATGGCGGAGACCTTGTGGAGCGCCTCCTACGGACGATTGATAGCAATGTTCCTTATAAAAAGGTGACTGCAACAAGGGGCAAAATGGTTCGCGCAGAACCCATAGCCGCTCTTTACGAGCAAAAGAGGGTGTCACACGTTGGAAATTTTGATATATTAGAAACGCAGATGTGCGAGTATGCGGGTGAGGGTAAATCGCCCGATAGAATGGATGCCTTAGTTTGGGCGTTGACAGAGTTAAGCCAGTCCAGCGGACAGGCAATGTGGAGAATAAGTTAATGGGCATCCTAGATAGAATCGGCAATTTATTTATTGGCGGAGGCGGCGAGACAAAAGAAGCGCCGATGGTAATGTATCAGGGGGTCAACGCGGCTCCACGATCAGAATACACTTATGAGAACTTGGCTAAAGAAGGCTATCAACAGAATGCCATCGTCTTCCGTTGCGTCAACGAGATTTCAAACGGTGCTGCGGCTGTCCCCTTCAAGGTGTTTCAAGGGGACTCAGAGTTAGAGGCTCACCCGCTTCTGTCCCTATTGAATAGACCTAGCCCGCAATTTGCTGGCAATGAATACTTCCAAGCCCTTTATTCCTTCCTGTTGCTGTCGGGTAACAGTTACTCTGTGCGCTCAGACATTGGCGGTAAGCCTGCCGAACTGCACTTGCTACGCCCTGACCGCGTTCATATTAAGCCCAGCAAGACACAAATTCCTCATTCCTACGAATACAAACTAGGCGGCAAGGTGGTGACATCGTATCCAGTTGACCCCGAAACGGGCAACTCTGAAGTAAAACACTTCAAGCTATGGAGTCCCCTAGATGATTACTACGGCATGTCCCCCATCAATGCAGCGGCGATGGATATTGACCAGCACAATATGGCCGCCCGCCACAACGTCAACCTTTTGAACAACGGCGCCCGCCCAAGTGGAGCGATTGTTTTCCGCCCCAAAGATGAGAGCGGTATGCCCGTCCAGTTGAGTGATTCACAGCGCCAGCAGTTGCACAATGATTTGAATTCACGCTTCAGTGGAACGCACAACGCTGGTCGGTCAATGTTGCTTGAGGGTGACTTTGATTGGAAAGAGATGGGTCTGTCTCCAAAGGATATGGACTTCCTTGAACTGAAGAACATGAGCGCTCGTGATATTGCGCTTTGCTTCGGTGTCCCTGCTCAGTTGGTTGGTGTCCCTGATAGCCAGACATATAGCAACGTGGCTGAAGCCCGCCTCGCTCTGTATGAGGATACGATCATCCCATTGATGCGCCGTGTTGAGAGCGACCTGAATGAGTGGCTTGCCCCGCTCTATGAAGAAGGTTTGCAAATCAAATATGACTTTGATGGTATCCCAGCGATGGCAGAGCGCCGCCGTTTGGTTTATCAAAACGTGGTTGAGGCGGTTCGTGAGGGGATTATCAGCCGCAATGAGGCTCGCGACCGTCTCGGCCTTGAGTCCATTGAGGGTGGTGATGACGTTTACATTAACGCAAACTTGTTCCCGTTGGGAGCGCCTACAGAAGCACCAGCGGAAGACCCCGACGCGGATGCAGAGAAAGCTGCTGATACATACGAGGGAAAGTTCGCTAACGGCGAAGATGTCTTCGACAACATCCCTGACGCAGCAGCCAGAGCCAAGCGCTTGGGTTGCAGTGGCACGCATACGCATAAGACACCAGATGGGACTGTAGTCATGCCCTGCTCCTCGCATGAGGAATACGAAAAGGTCGCCAAAGAAAAATCAAAGCCGCATGACGACCTGAACGATGATGCGAAGGCAGAGAGCGACGTGGACACAAAACCTACCGAGTCTATGTCTAATGACGCACAGCGCGGCCTTGATATGCGTAAGGAGTTTAATCGCGGCGGCACAACGGTCGGTGTTGCTCGTGCAGTCCAGCTAATTAACCGTGAGCGCCTATCGCCCCGAACTGTTCGTCGTATGCACAGCTTCTTCAGCCGTCATGAGGTAGACAAGCGGGCGCAAGGTTTCCGTTCTGGTGAGGATGGATACCCAAGCGCTGGAAAAGTCGCATGGCTACTTTGGGGCGGCGATAGCGGTCAGTCGTGGGCGCGGCGCAAGGTTGCCGAACTGGACAAGCAACGGGATAGTCGTAAAGAGATTGAAGAACTGATGTTCCCTTGCTGTGATGATTGCGACAAAAGCTGGCCTCGTCCCCAAGAGGAAAAAGAGGCTGTCAGTGAGAAGGTGAAAGATGCTTTGGCTGAGAAGGTTAAGGAACACAATGCCAAGCACGGAGACAAGAAGGGCAAGCGCGTTACATTGCGTATGTTGTCAGCGGTCTTCCGCAGAGGAGTAGGGGCGTATCGGACGAACCCTCAATCAGTCCGTCCGACAGTAAACTCAAGTGACCAGTGGGCATATGCCCGCGTCAATGTTTTCCTTCAGGCGGTGAGAACGGGCAAGTTTAAGAGTGGAAAGTTTGATACTGACCTTTTGCCAAAAGACCACCCACTAAAGACAGGTGATTGATATGGATGATTTGATTAAATACTTAGTGTCTCTTGAGATGTTGTTTGTTGGCTTCTTGATCGGCTGGTTCTTGCCTCGCGGCGATTTTCTAAAAGCGTTTCAGCGGGGGTTCTTATCTTCGCTACAGCGCTTCTTTAAATAAACTGATAATTACTTGCATCGTGACCAAGTTTATTCTTATTATATTTATTATGACGGGCGAGCGGGCAGATGTTATAGGCGCTCAAACACAGATGAAAGCGTTTGAGTGTATCCAACAAGCCCGAGAAATAAACACTGAGGGAAAAAACAGGTGGGCGGCGTGTATGCCTGTCGTAAAGGATTGAGGTGTTATTATGGTTCAACCGAATATAACTAAAAAGCAGCGGCAGAATGCGTTGCAGGCAGTCGCAGAGCATGGCAACAATGTCACGCAGGCAGCGAAGGCTCTTGGCCTAGCTAGGGGGACGCTGGTAGGGCGACTGAAGGCTGCGGGCTGGCAGCGAACAGAGGCAATGATTGATGCAGCCGACCCCACAGTTGAGAACACTACGGCTGACGGTTCAATAACGATTCCAACCCTGCCCGATGAAGACCTCAGCCCCGATGAGTTGGTTGAGCGTATGACCTCCAGCTTCAACCGTAAAAAAGAAAACCATGAGGCACGCCGCTGGATACCATTGAAGGTTCACTCCAATGCGCCGATAGGTCTTGCGTGGTTAGGCGACCCGCACGTTGATGATGATGGGTGTGATTGGCCTACGCTGAGGCGGCACGTTAAATGTATCCAAGAGACGGAGGGTCTTCATGGTTGTAGTATTGGGGATGTTAGCAATAATTGGGTTGGTCGGCTTGCTGCACTATACGCGAACCAAAGCGCCACGGCAAAGGAAGCGTGGAAGCTGGTTGAGTGGCTTATTAAAGAGATTGACCCGCTTATTCTAATAGCTGGCAATCATGATATGTGGTCAGGCGCTGGCGACCCCGTAAACTGGATGAAGAAGTCTCACACGGTTTATGAGGATTGGTCAGCACGGATACAAATCAGTTTTCCAAACCGAACAAACGTCCGTTTGATAGCAGCGCACGACATGGCTGGTCATTCCATGTGGAACCAGTTGCACGGACCGATGAAGCAAGCCAAGTTCTTGCAGAACGCGGATTTCTATATTGCTGGCCACAAACACACATGGGCGCTTTCTCAAATTGAGTTACCAGAGGCAGACAGAGCGCCTTGGCTTGCCCGTGCGCGTGGATACAAGTTCTTTGATGATTACGCCACCAAGCTATCACTTGAAGAACAGAGATACGGTCATGCCGTTGCAATGATTATTGACCCAAACGAAGAAAGCCCAGTGCGCCGAGTTACCTGCTTTGCTGACTTAGAAGAAGGCGCCGATTATCTAACCTACAAAAGAGCGAAGTATAAATAGGAGTTCGTCATGTCTGATGAGTCTAAGAAGGAAGCGGGAACTGTTATTGAGGATTACCAACCTGCGCGTCTTGCGTATCTGAGGCCATGTATATCCAAGCGTTTCCCTGCCGAGGTTTATTTAGTTTACGAAGATACTCATTATTGCATGGCCGTTAATCGTGACCAGCTTATAAATATCCTTTCTACGGGGACGGATTTGTTACGCGGTTTTGATAGGCGGCCAGTTGAAGAATTAGACGCAGAGTAAATCATGATAGAGCGAAAACGCCGTGGGCGACTTGTTTCAGCAAGGCGAGAGGTTGCGGAGCAGAACCGCATCCGCAATTCTTACGAGCGGCGCTTATCCAGACAGCTATCAATCCTTTTTGAAAGCGTAGCCGAAACCACAGTGCGCGAATATCAGGTAGGCGGTAGCCCCACAGTTCGCCTTGAGAATGTTACCAATAGAATATCTGAGGTTTTAGTTCCCCATTATCGCTCGGTCATCCTTGCTATGGCAGACCGCTTTCAGACGGTAAAGGTTAAGCAGGACTACGAGCAGGTCGTAAGAAGCTACCTTCGGTTCACCGCGACTGATCGTATCGTCGGAATATCAACAACAACACAGAACCTTATCAAGCGTGCGCTCCTAGAGGCAGACCAAGAAACCAACCCCAGACAGGCCGCCAAACTTATAGAGGAGCGCGTAGGAGGCGCTTTCGGTAGGCGGAGGGCGGTTACCATAGCCAGAACAGAAACGCACGCAGCGGCCAGCTATGCGAACCATGAAGTCGCTAAAGATTTGGGCGTTCCTATGCGTAAGCAGTGGGTGGCGACTAATGATGACCGAAGTCGGACGTGGCACAGCAGTGTCAATGGACAGACGGTAGATTTGGATGAGGATTTCATCGTCCCATATAAGGGTGTTGAATATCGGATGAAGCACACAGGCGACCCGAATGGTGGCGCTCACAACACCATCAACTGTCGTTGCGTTACAATTTACCTTGAGCCAGAGGATGTCGTGGTTGATGACCAGCCCAAGCCGCCCGAAGCAGCGCCAATCGTTGCTAGAAATACGTGGGACTCTGCGGTCAACCCAGATGTAAATGACCAATCAATATCTATTATCCCCGCCGCTCAAGCGCTGCGCCAGATGAAAAACAGAGTGGCAGAGAGCGCGAAGGATGACCGATATTTGGCTGACACTGGACCGCGTGCGGGCAAGCCAATTAGCACGTATAGTAGCACAACGGTAGATGACTTTGGAGATGTTAAACTCGCTGGGATTTCAGATGAGGGCGCTTCAGTCCTATCAGCTATAATGCCAGAACTAGATGACATCGCTGATCGGTGCGGTGTCCCACGGTTGCGCGGTTTTAAGGAGACCCGTGGAGGAAGCGCTATAGCCAGCATGGGGGACGCTGTTATGAAGTGGGCTGTCAAAAGGCTCAATGCAGACACAAAACCCATCAAGTCTCAATTCTCGGAAGGGGCTTACGCTAAATCTAAAAAAAGAATTGATGACTATGAAAAAGAATTACAAACTCGGCAGCAAAACTTGGGGGATTTGAGGGGTGAAAGGCTAGCGGCTGATTTTAGATACAGGGAAGACCCGACAAATGATTCCCTGAGGCAGAGGCTACAGGAACTTCAGGATGCCTTTGACAAAGAAACGATTGCAGTTATCGAGTTTTCAAAAGCAAGCCGCATTAAATTGATTGATGATTACAATACAGTGAACAGCCGCAAGAAAATAGATGCCAGTTCAACTTGGAAGGTTGGAGATGACCTTGCGAAGAGGCCTTATGTGACTGACGCATACTTTGAGGGTGTTACCAATAAGGTTAGAACCACAGCATATCACGAACTTGGGCACCACATACATCAGATGTGGAACCCAAAGTTTAAGGGTTATTCAGGCACAGGCAAGATTGAGCAAGGGTATTTGAAGGGGACTTGGAGACATAAGGCAAGCAGCCCAAGTCGTTACGGCACGGAAAATAAAAAGGAGTGGTTTGCTGAAAACTTTTCCCTGTTTTGGATGGGTAGGAGAGATTTGGTCGCGCCTAGATTCATGGAAATAATGGAGGAGGTTCTTGATGTCGAAATACCGAGATAGGATAAGTCAAATAATTGAAATGGGTGAGGACGCTAGTAAGGCAGACTTGAGTCAAGCGGTTGCTTTGTGTGGGATGCTTATCGGGGATGAAGCCTTTGAGGCTCCGTGGTTGATGGAGGGTATTTCCCTTATGACAGAAAACCGAGAAGACGTATCGGAATCTGAATATATAAAATTGATGGAAGGCGATGCCATAGCTGATTTCGACCTACTGGAAGGAATATAATTAGGTTCGGTTGAAACAAATGTGGAACGATTGTAAAATAACTAAAGAAAGGGTATAGTATGCCATTACCGAAGCCAAATTCAGGTGAAGCTGAAGAAGCCTTTATGGAGCGTTGCATGAGCGATGACAAGATGGGGGCAGAATACCCAGACAAAGACCAGAGGGTCGCTGTGTGCATGACAAGTTTTCGCGATGCGAAGGAGCAAGATATGAGCGACCAACAACAGGATGCCATCGAATACGAAGAAGGCAAGATGGATATTGAGGCCGAAATCAAGGCTGTCAAAGACCAAGATGATGAAGGTGGTTTTGAGGGCTACGCATCAGTGTTTGGAAACGCCGACTTGGGGAATGATGTTGTCGTAGAGGGTGCTTTCGCCAAAAGCATCGCACGCCGTGGCGCTAAGGGCGTTAAGATGCTCTATCAACATGATGCAAAACAACCTATCGGCGTATATGATGAAATCACCGAAGATGAGCGCGGCTTGCGCGTAAAGGGTCGTCTGGCTCTTGGCACGCAGCGAGGACGCGAAGTTTACGAACTTATGAAAATGGGTGCGATTGACGGTTTGTCGATTGGATACCGTGTAGATGCTAAGGGCTATGACTATGACGATAAGGGCAAGCGCCGTTATTTGAAGTCTGTAGACCTTATGGAGATTAGTGCCGTTACCTTCCCAATGAATCCTAAAGCAAGGGTTCAGGCAGTGAAGTCTGACCGCACTATACGCGAGTGGGAATCTTTTCTTCGGGACGAAGGCGGACTTTCTCGCAATGAGGCCAAAGCTGGTGCGGCGGCCTTGAATAAGACTTTAGACCAGCGGGATGTTGGTGAGGAGTCCTCTGAACTGGTTGCGGCGATGAGCGCTGTGACTACCCTAATGAAAAATGGAGACTGATATGACTGATGAAGTCAAAAATGCAGTCGTTGAGATGGCCTCAGCATTCGAAGAATTCAAAGCCACCAACGACCAACGCCTCAAACAGATTGAGGAAAAAGGGTCTGCTGACCCAGTTGTCGAAGAAAAACTGAAAAATATTGAAGTTGACCTCGACAAATTTGAAGACATTAACCAAAAGCTGACTCAACAAGTTGAGTTCCAAAAAGGCGTTGATGACCGTTTGGACAGTTTTGAAAAACTACTAAAGCGCCCTGAAATGGATGCTGGTGAAGTTAAAGCTGCTGATCGACAAGTCGCTACTTTTGAAACTTGGTTGCGTAAGGGCGAAGATGCTCTGTCGCCTGAAGAAGTAAAAGCTCTGACCGTTGGCACTGCTGCCACGGCTGGCAACTTTGCTCCTGCTGAGTATGTAGAAGAGTTGGTTAAAGTTATCACTGAAATCAGCCCTGTTCGCTCGGTTGCCCGCGTTCGTCAAACTAGCAACAAAGAGATTGAAGTGCCTTCCAAAACCGCTTCTTTCGCTGCTGCTTGGACTGCCGAAGGTGGAAGTCGTTCCGAGACTACTGGTTACACAACCAGCTTGAACACCATTCCGACACACGAACTCTATGCAATGGTTGACATCTCGTCTGCTCTGCTGGAAGACAGCGTGTTTGATTTGGAAGCTGAGATGAACACTGAGTTTGCTGAACAGTTTGCAAAAGCTGAAGGCAATGCGTTCATCGCTGGTAACGGCACGAACAAACCTACTGGTATCACCGATGGCACGACTATTGCTCATACTGCAACTGGCGCTGCCTCTGCTGCTATCACGACAGACAACCTGATGGACTTGGTTCACGGCTTGAAATCGGAGTATGCTCGCAATGCTTCTTTCATGATGAACCGTTCCACTTTGGGCGTTATTCGTAAGCTGAAAGATACTGCTGGTCAGTATATCTTCCAAACTGGTTTCAGTGGGCAAGCTGCTCTGCCGAATACCATTTTGGGTCATGGCTACGTTGAAGCTGCTGACGTTGCTGATGCCGCCTCTGGCGCAAAATCAGTTATCTTCGGTGACTTCCGCCGTGGTTACATGATTGTTGATCGTGTGGCTCTGTCGGTTCTTCGTGACCCGTATAGCCAAGCTGCCTCTGGCAACGTGCGTTATCTCGCTCGTCGTCGTGTTGGCGGTGAGGTCGTTCTTTCGGAAGCTATGCGCGTCCTGAAGCACGCTACCTCGTAAGGTGCTTAGGGGGTGGCTTTCGGGTCGCCCCCACATCTCTCATAGGAGTCAATAATGGCTAAGGTCGTAATGATTAAATCATCCATCGGGGTGTCTAATGAGCATGGTTCTCAAACTCGCAGTTACCAAGCGGGCGAGGAACTAGAATTAAAAGAAGTTTGGCAAAAGACGCTGGCTCAATCGTTTATTGATGCAGGCGTGGCCAATGAAGTTGGCGGCAACCAATCTGTCCCTGAGACTAAAGAACAACCCGCAAAAGTGAAACGGGCAGCAAAGAAATCTAAATAGTAGGGGTATAAAGTGGCGGCTGGAACTTACCATATGAAGATTGAAAAGGGTAGCACGCTCTCCCTAGTGTTGACCTACACAGACAGCAATGACGCGGCTATTGACTTGAGCGGATACGCTGCTCGTATGCAAATACGCAAGCGCATGAATGATTCAAACGCAATCCTAGAAGCTACCACAGAGAATGGATACCTAGCTCTAGGCGGCAGCGCTGGCACAGTTACGGTATCAATACCTGCATCAGTTACTGCGACCCTTGACACCGTTGAGGCGGTCTATGACATTGAATTGGTGAACGGCTCAATCGTCACGCGCCTAATTGAAGGCACGGTTGAGGTCAGCCCAGAGGTGACACGATGAGCCAGAATAAAGTCACGGTATTACAAAGCACCAATAAAGTTACAATTCAGCAAACATCAAACACGGTCAGCGTGGGTGATGCTGCTGCAAAGGTTGTTTCAGTCGGTGTGCAAGGTCCAGCTGGTCCACGGGAGGTTGGTGGTAAGGCGCTTCCAAGCGCAGCCCCTACAGCGGATGACACTTTGTTAATATACGATGCGACAGCGGACGCTTTCGTTTATACTACCCTCTTGGATAGCGGAACATTTGGAGACTAAAAATGGCCAGCACTATTAAGATTAAACGTAATACGGTTAATGCAACCGCGCCGACTACGAGTAATATTGAACGTGGTGAGTTGGCGTTTGTTGAGGACAACCAGAGACTCTATTATCGTGACAATTCTGATAACATCCTCGTCATTGGTGGGGAGGGTTCGTTCCTTCGTTCAGATACGAGTGATACTTTCACTGGCGACCTGACGATCACGGGCAATCTTGAGGTTCAGGGAACGACAACAGAAATTGACTCCACCACAGTTACAATCTCCGACCCGCTGGTGAAGTATGCAAAAGACAACACCGCTGATGCTGTTGATACTGGTTTTTATGCTAAATACGTTGATGGCTCTGATAAATACGCTGGCTTTGTCCGTGACGCATCTGACAGCGGCAAGTTTATCTTGTTTGATGGCGTTGGCGCTGAACCTACATCAACCGTTAACACAACGGACGCAGGCTTTAATAAAGCTACCCTGAAAGCTAATATCGAAGGTAACCTTCTGGGCAGCCCGACAATTACCGCCGCCACCGTTGCCACATCATTTGATATGGACGGTAAAGAGTTAATCTTGGATGCGGATGGTGACACAAGCATTACGGCGGATACCGACGACCAAATTGACATTAAAATTGGCGGCGCTGACGAGATTAAAATCACTGGCACAGAGATTGCCCCTGCCGCAAACGGTGGAATGTCTCTCGGCACATCTGCCAAGAAGTTTTCAAACCTTTACGCTAGTGGCACGGTTGACCTTGGTTCAAATGTAAACATAGATGGCGGCTCAGTTGATGGCGCGGCTATCGGTGCTAACGCTGCTGATACTGGCGCTTTTACATCAATCTCAGCAAGCAGCCAGATTACTTCTACATTGACTACTGGCACAGCGCCATTCAGCATTGCATCAACCACGGTTGTCAGCAATTTGAACGCTGACTTGTTGGACGGTAAGCACGCCCCTGCTGGTGATATTATTGGCACAAGCGATACGCAGACAATGACTAATAAGACGTTGACTAGCCCCACGCTTACAACGCCACAAATCAATGATACCAGCGCAAACCATCAATATGTCTTCGCTGTCTCTGAACTGGCTTCTGATCGCACGGTAACCCTCCCCCTGTTGACGGCTAACGATACATTCGTATTCGCTGACCATACGCAGACGCTCACTAACAAAACGATTGATGGTGGAACATTTTAATGAGTGAACAGTTTGATAAGGCGGTCATACAGACGTATGAAGGCCTTGTTGGAGAAATCTTAGGAAGGGCGATTGACTTTGAATCTAAGTATCGTGTTTCAGTTGAAACCATAGCATCCCTTAAAAAAATGGTGGAACAGGCTCGTGAAACGCTGGAAGAACGAGATAGCAACGCTGAAGATTTGGAAGCGGTTGTCGAAGAACTGAAAGCTGTTAAAATACGAGAGAAGGACTTATCAGAAAAAAACTCTGAACTGTCCCTCAAGCGCGAAGAATTGATGGCGAAGGTCGCCAAGTTGGAGAGACAGGTCAATGGCAAACACGGTAAAGCTAAAACGAAGCGCAACATCGGGTGATGCCCCTTCAGTCAACGACTTAGAAGTTGGCGAGGTTGCCATCAATACAGCCGATGGCCTGCTTTACACGAAGCACACTGACGGAACAATCAACAAAATAACAATCGCTGATGATGAACTCAGCTCTTTGCTTTCTGGTTATTCAACAGCCACGGACGCGACAGGCTCGGATTTAATTGTATTTTATGACGTTGATGCTGGCGTATGGGAGCGCAGCACGATTGCCAATGCCGCCCTGCAAGGTGAAAAAGGCCAGAAGGGTCAAGCTGGCGCAGATGGAGCAGACGGGTCTGATGGAGACAAAGGCCAAAAAGGTGAGGTAGGTTCTAAAGGTCAAAAGGGCGAGGTTGGCGCTACTGGCAATGACGGTAGCAACGGGTCAGATGGAGACAAGGGGCAAAAGGGTCAAGCGGGCAACGATGGCAGCACTGGCTCTAAAGGCGAGAAGGGTCAGAAAGGCGAAGTTGGCGTTCAGGGTAACGATGGCGGCGACGGGGACAAAGGACAAAAAGGACAAAAAGGTGAAGTCGGCGCGAATGGTAGCAATGGTTCGAATGGGTCTAAGGGCGAGAAAGGCCAAAAGGGTCAAGACGGAACTGCTGGTGGTGACGGTTCAGATGGAGACAAGGGTCAGAAGGGCGAGGTCGGCGCAAAGGGTCAGAAAGGCCAAGAGGGTAACTTCGGCGGCGCGACCTTTGATTATACCTTCAGCACGAATACGGCAGACAGTGACCCCACAAATGGCAAGCTGAAATTCAACAACGCCACGCTTTCATCGGCATCGGTTTTATATATTGATGACGTTGATAGCAACGGCACTAATGTTGAGTCATTCCTGCGGACTATTGATGACAGCACAAGCACAATCAAGGGTCACTTTAGAATCAGCAACCGTCTGAACGCTGATGACTTTGCCATATTTACCATAAGCGGAACGAACACAGAGGCCACAGGCTATCACAAGGTGAACTGCTCTCGCGTCAGTGGTTCAGCTACGTCATTCACCAATAATGAAGACATCATTATTACCTTTGCCCGCACGGGTGACGCTGGTGATACTGGCGCTTCTGGCGCTGCGGGTAGTGATGGTAATGACGGTGCAAAAGGACAGAAGGGTCAAAAAGGCCAGACGGGTGCTGCGGGTAGCAACGGAAGTAATGGCTCAAAAGGTCAGAAGGGTGAAGTAGGCGCTGCTGGCTCTAACGGCTCGGATGGCAGTGATGGCGCAAAGGGTCAGAAAGGCCAGAAGGGCGAGGTCGGGGCAAACGGCAGCAATGGCTCAAACGGCTCTAAGGGGCAAAAGGGTCAAAAGGGTGAAGTCGGCGCAAACGGTAGCAATGGCAGCAACGGATCAAAAGGACAAAAAGGACAAAAAGGTGAAGTCGGTGCAGGCGGCTCCGATGGCTCAAATGGGTCTAAGGGCGAGAAGGGTCAAAAGGGTCAGGCTGATTCTAACGGGTCTAACGGAACAAATGGTTCAAAGGGGCAGAAGGGCGAGAAAGGACAGAAAGGTCAAACTGGCTCAAACGGCTCTAACGGTTCTAATGGCTCAAAGGGTCAAAAGGGTGAGGTCGGTTTAACTGATGCTCCATACGGCGCTGTCGCGGCTTACGGAACAGGCAACTCCGC